GTCCAGTTTTGTTCAAAAATATCTCCTACAAACACCCACTTAGCATAGTTTACTCCACGGTAACACAGAAAGGCAAAGACCTCATCTATATCGTGTTTCTCTTCGTCCCATTCTGGTGCTTGCCCTCGTCCTAATAAGTGTAACATTTGTCTTAACCTCCTGTAACATATTTATGTTTGGAAATTCTGACAAATAGGTATTAAACACTACATCTTAATATTTTCTACAGAGTGTCCCATGTTATATGACCATTGCCATGGTCATTTGAAACCACTGATGTATCACTATTTCCTCCATAATAATTTTTTAAGGCTATATTTCCCGATACCACCAATCTATTGACAGATGGATCTTCCACTTTATCTACACCGTGCATCAACCATGAAGGCCATGCCATTATATCTCCACGTTTTTGATCTGGATATGTCTTTTCGTCACCTAGGAAATAAAAACATTTTTGTTTAGAACAGTTGATGATATGAGTAAACGATATTATTTCCGTGCCGCCAAAATGTGAGTGTGCTGTATGAGTATCAGTTTCAGAGTTGTACATCTGAACCCATAGGTTATAGTAGTATGTGCTTCTCTCAAACATACCCAAATCTTTCATCATATCATCTATGATGTCTTCATAGAATGGATCTACTATATCAGAGAAAGTTGGTGAATTAAAAGAAGTATAAAATTTTTCCCTATCAGTATGCTCCTTCTCTATTCTTTTGAATATAATAGATTCCAGAGATTCTGGAATAATCCTATTTTGTTTCCATATTATCATAAGAGTCAACACCAAGATACACTACATTACCAGCAATCATACATCTACCACTTACTTCTGAGTCTGGAACCTCATGTGATTGATGTCCACCAAAAATTATCAATCTACCCTCTGTGACTTGTATTGATTGTTTATCTATGACTAATGGCGAACTACCTTCTGGTGCCTTCAGATAATATCCAAATGATATAGGATATGGCCAGTGATTATGCAATACTGCACCTCCTCCCTCATCATAATACATACCCCAATAATCAGCAACCTTAAATTTTTTAGAGGAATCAGAACTTTCATTGTATGCAGAGTTAGTCCATCTAGACATTTCATGCACTGCTTCTACCAATACACTTTCTATCCAATCAATTAATATGGTATGTTCTGGTGTATCTCTATCTTTCCCTGTGTAAAACTTAGTCTTTAATGCTTCACCATTTACTCTTATATTTGCATTATCGTATATCCATTTCAATAAAGGATCTGCAATCTTATCTTGATATGGACAGTCATATATTACAGGTTCAATTGGAGATGTTAAACCTGGCAGACTAGTGAATTTATATTGTTTAAGATCCATAATAAAAAACCCTCCGTTAAGAGGGTTGATCCATCTCGAACTACTACTATTTATAGGTAGTCTTTACGAGCGTGATGTTCTGGTATTACTTTACCTAGTTTTACGGTAAGAAGTCCATCTTTAAATTGAACCTCTCTGACTTCAGTGTCTTCCGATAATGTCCAAGCTCTTGTGAAGTTTCTCTGAGCTAATCCTTTATGGACATAATCAGCATCCTCTTTGGCCTCTTTTTTCCCTTCAACTATAAGTTTACCGTATTCTGTATAGACATTGATCTCCTTTTTACTGAACCCTGCTAGTGCAATTTCTAGTCTAGACTCAACATTGTTTATGCTGATTAGGTTATATGGTGGGTAGTTCTGTGTCGTATCAAAATTAAAGAATGAGTTTAGGTAATCATCCATACCAATTGAGTTCTTTGTGATCTTATCCATAAGATCAGGCAAATTGGCGGCATGATACTGTGCTAGTGTGTTCATAGTTCTCCTTAGTAAGCGAGTTTAGTTTATGTCCCTTGCGGCGACACTACTATTTAACCACAAAACATAAAAAAAGAGGGTCGTATAAACCCTCCTTTCAATTTGGTAATAACCGTTACTCTCCTGATTTTACAAAGGCACTAGGAGAAGTCTGTACTACTTTCTTTTTCTTACCAATATTATATTTGGTCTCAAGAGTCCAGTCACCTTTATCTTTGAATGAAAGAACTTTAATTTGATTTAAAGGAGCAACATCTGTTATTAATTCCGAATTGATAATAGTAATCAATCCCCAATCAGATAGGAGAGTAATTATTCTATTACGGCGCTGAACATCATTAATAGAAAGGTTTGCTGACTTCCCATCTAATGCGAATAGTTCTTTAAAATGTACGATATAATATCTGCCTTGCTTATGAAGAATGTGGCATGATTGATATATCTTCTTCTCTTTCCTAGAAGCTACACCAATTCTAGTGAGAGTTTCTCTGACTTTCAAAAAATCATCTGGTTCATTTAAAGTTACCTCGATCATTTGATCCTGTGACCAATCAATCTCAGGTTCTGTAAACCCACTCATGTTGTACCTCCAACGTCAATTCGCTTTTTAATGTAATCCAACTGCTCTTTAGTTAAGATTTTCAATACTTGGATTGCTTTTTCATTACTATAACCATAGTATGATTTGACAACATCAAGGTTTTTGATCTTATCTTTTCGGAGCCACGGAGAGAATCTCTTCCTTTTCCTGATACTATTTAGAAAAAATTGATATTGAAGGTCTTTTGCCAAGTGTCCATTTAGGTTCATTTCATTAGCAAACATGATACAATCAAGATGTGCGGACATACACTTGTTGATTATAAATGGAGCATACTTCTTGATTACCTGTGGATCTTCCTCAGTAATATCCTTCTTAGTCAAGTTTATCGAGTTCAGCCAGTCTTTTAGATCCGCCATTTCTTTTATAATTTAGTTGTGATAGTTGTCTTTCTAATTCGTATTTAATTGTTATGAGGTTAGAACTTAGGTATGTCTCCCACTCATTTCCTTCAATCAGATCTTCTAGATGTGCAATATGTTCTAGAGCGAACATGAGTTTAGTTTGGTTGTTCATTCTCATCGGATAATGTCAATGTCATCGGGGTTGGTATTCCAAGTTTCTAACTTAGTTCTCAGTCTGCCTTCATTTTTGAGTTTATCAAATCTCTTTGTGGCCATCTTTTTCCAATGCAGAATTATCTGATCTACATCAAATCTATCATAGTTATCTGCTTTGATAAGAGTATCTTGTTCTCCTAAGATGACTTCTCTAGAGTTCTTAAATCCATAGGTTGACATATAAAATCTTTTCTGTTGAGTAAGATCCTTTGCAGCAAGAATGGCATCATTAAACTGTTTGATCTTTTCTGGATTAGTCAAACATTTTTTAATAATAGAAATCATCTTTGTTTGAATCTTTAGTTTTCTACTAGAAGCATCTTCTTTTACTAAACATTTATCATTATTTCTAGCAGTAAACCATTTGTTCAAGTCTTGGAATATAGAATCATGTATCAACGGTGTGAAGTTACTCACAGTCAATCCCTTGTATCTCATATATGGTTTCAGTCCATCATATTGTGATGATGGTTTGGTTGTACCATACAATGATGTAGTTTCAAACAAACAAATGTCTGCGTTATATTTCTTATTCAATGTCTCTCTAGCATGATGAGAACAACATAACATTGCTAAGAGTTTACCACCAAGGTAATTAAATCCAAATGGTTGAGTAGGAACAATAATGAATCCCATGATGGCATGTCTATTGAATCTACTCAACTCTGGAACATTTCCTAACCAATCATTTCTGGGTTTAGAATTAATAGTAGGAGATCCAAATCTACAGAAACCAATAGTCTTATCTGTATTAGTTTCTTTTACAATCCATTTAAGAGATTTACCTGGCACAGATTTCTCTATGGCATGAGATGTAGTAATCTCCAATCTTTCATTAAAATATTCATTACTAAATCCATTCTTTTCTCCAGCCCGATATATTTTGATATTCATATCATTAGGATGCATATCAAAATCAGTGAATAGATCGTCCTCGGGCCCCATACCGAACAAAGGTACAGGTAACTGAGCCATACGATCTAGTTTTACATTACGAAGGTATTCATCAATTCTTCCTGTGTTAGAGAAATAATTAATGAACTTATCTGCCGCATATGCAGCATCAATTTCACTTAGCATCATTGTAAGATGGGCATATTATAATCATCAGGTGCAGAAGGCATTGGTTGATACCTTGGCCCTGGCGTTGTTCTAGGTTGAGACATCTTCAACCCTGTCATCATGACTTCTACTAGTAAATTAATATCATCAGATATGGCATCATTAGTGTCTGCCATCCTACGATATCCATTACCGATATAGATTTGTCCAACAACAACTGCAACAGTTGCTGCACCCCAGAACAGATAGTAACTTGAGGATTTTATTTGTGCTTTTGCTTTTGCAAAGGATGATTTGGTCATTTGAATTCACACTCCACCATAATTTCAGTCATACATGCCAAGAGATTGATTTCTTGATCTGCCACAAAGGCAATTTGATATTGATACTTGGCGATTATCAATACCGCAGCTGCTATACTAGCACCTTCAAGGGTGTCAAATAAAGCGTCGTAAACACGACGAAGAAGTACAGAAGGATCATTGTCCAGATTATTAACACACCACTTTCTGACTTCTGGAAATTTCTTTCCCTTAAGATTTTTAATGAGATCATGAATGTTTACCTCCGAAAAACTGGCAAGAATTGAAGAATCAATCTTACCTCCTACCGAATGTCTTTGACATTCGTTTAACACTCTCCTCCAATCAGGAAAATGTTTATTGATTAGTTCTGCTAGAACCTTCTTATCAGCTTCAATTCCTTCAAGTTCTAGTATTGAAACTAAACGTTTGAAGAACTGTGCTGCAATAGTTGACTTATCTTTACCCTTAACACCAAACTCAATGACTGCACATCTTGAATGTAGTGGTTCAATAATTCTATTCTTGAAGTTACATGTGAAAATAAATCTACAATTCTTGTAGAAAGATTCTATGTTTGCTCTGAGTAGAAGTTGAACATCATGAGTTGTATTATCTGCCTCATCAATTATGATTACCTTATGTTTCCTGTCCGCATCCATCAATGATACAGTAGAAGCAAAGTTCTTTGCTTGATTCCTAACCGTATCTAGAAATCTACCTTCATCTGATCCATTGATCACATAACAATCAACACCAAGTTCTGCACATAATGCTTTCGCAACTGTAGTCTTACCTATACCAGGCGGGCCTGACAATAGAAGATTAGGTATCTCACCCTTGAGTAGAAACTCTCTAAATGTTTTCTTTGTACTCTCTGGGAGGATACAATCATCAATGGTTTTAGGTCTATACTTTTCTACCCATATGAATTCATCCCTCATTTTTATTTTCCACCATATTAACGGCTGGTTTGATCATCTCTAGTAGATCCTCAGATTTATGCAATCCATCTTTTCTAGCGACGTAATCCTCCCAATCGGCATAGGTGCTTCCTTCTTCATTTTCACCTTTTACATTAGCAATCAAAGTTACTACTGCAATATTTTTTAGAGTTTCCATGTCCATCTTGTCTGCCGTAAATCGACAGAACTCAAGAATCATTTCTTCTCTTGTAATGTGTCTCATAATAAATTAGAATCCTTTAGATTTTTTCTTAGTCTTTGGTTTGTCAATAACGTGTACAATGGCATCAAATGTTGGTAGTCTACAATTATTCCACCACCACTCTTGAACCTCATCCCAAGATTCTACCATAATAGAACGATCTTTATGAACTATCTTATAGTGATGCCTGTCATATGGCAAGTCACTAGTTTGTGAAAAGTATTGAGGATCATTTTTTTCAATCAGTTTAGTCATAACCAATGCGGTTTTCTGGATGGGTCACGAAGATAATTAGATGCAGCCCAAGGTTTGCTCGATATATAACGTTT